GAATGCGCAGTACATGCAAAACCCCACTAGTGACATGAGTGCACTAGTAAGCCGAAAAGACTGGCGGATCTGGGAAGCAGAAGACCCACCCACATGTGATTACGTGATTCAGTCTTGGGATACAGCACACGAGGTAAAGACATCTAGCGACTACAGCGCTTGTACTACTTGGGGCGTTTGGTACAACAACGAGGACAAGAACAGCCCGAACCTGATCCTGCTTGACGCTTTCAAAGAGCGTATGACCTTCCCGGAATTAAAAGCGACGGCACTAAGGCACTATAAAGAGTGGAACCCAGATGCGTTTATCGTGGAAAAGAAAGCAGCGGGTAGCCCGTTAATTCAGGAATTACGTCGCATTGGCATACCAGTACAAGAGTTCAGCCCATCACGGGGTAACGATAAAATGGTGCGTTTGAATGCGGTTGCTGATTTGTTCACGAGTGGCAAAGTGTGGGCGCCAGATACACGCTGGGCACGTGAGGTGATTGAGGAAGTTGCATCGTTTCCAGTTGGCGAACATGATGACTTCGTGGATACTACAACCCAGGCGCTCTTGCGTTATAGACAAGGCGGGTTCATAAGCCTTGAGACAGACGAGAGAGACGACGATCTTTTATATAAATACCGCAGAAAAGCTGCGTACTATTAGGAAAAATCATGAGCATAGAAAAATCACTATACGCAGCCCCAGAGGGACTTGCCGGATTAGATCAAGAACCCGATATTGAGATCGAGATCGAGGATCCAGAATCAGTAAAGCTAAGCATTGAAGGAGAAGAGATCCTTGAGATGCGCCAAGGTGAGGGGTCTGAAGACTTTAACGAGAACCTTGCTGACGTGTTAGATGAAGGCACGATTCAATCTTTAGCAGGCGATTTGGCTGAGGATATTAGTAACGACCTAGCCTCCCGCAAAGACTGGGAGCAGATGTACAAAGACGGTATTACGCTCTTGGGATTGAAGTTTGAGGAAAGAACAGAGCCATGGGATGGCGCATGCGGTGTGTTTCACCCGATGATTACAGAAGCGGTGGTGCGGTTCCAGTCAGACACCATCATGGAGACTTTTCCGGCAAGGGGCCCCGTACGTACACAGATAGTTGGTAAAGAAACGCCAGAGAAAAAAGAAGCGGCGACTCGTGTTGAAGAAGATATGAACTACCAGCTTACGGAGAAAATGCCTGAGTACCGCCCTGAGCACGAGAAGATGTTGTGGAACCTACCGTCAGCCGGATCCGCCTTCAAAAAAGTTTATTACGACCCAAGCCTAGAGCGCCAAGTATCCATATTTATCCCAGCAGAAGATGTGATCCTGCCATACGGCGTCTCCGAAATTAACACCTGCCATCGCATTACCCACGTAATGCGTAAGAACAAGAACGACCTGTTAAAGCTAATGAATGCAGGGTTTTATCGGGACGTTGAGCTAGGAGAGCCTAGCCGGTTTACAAGCGATATTCAAGAACGCAAGGACAAAGAGACTGGGTTCTCGGCATCCTACGACGACCGCTTTGAGATTTATGAGTCGCACGTTGACTTGGATATTCCTGGCTACGAGGACAAAGATAAGGACGGCGAGCCTACAGGTATTGCTCTGCCATATGTCGTAACGATGATTCGTGGCACGGACGAGGTCTTGGCGATCCGCCGTAATTGGAAAGAAGAAGATCCGTTAAAGCTAAAACGTCACCACTTTGTGCACTACCAGTACATCCCTGGATATGGGGCGTATGGCTTTGGTTTGTTTCATCTGATCGGTGGTTATGCGAAGTCTGCGACTTCAATAATGAGGCAGTTGGTTGACGCAGGTACGCTGTCGAATTTACCGGGAGGCTTAAAAGCCAGAGGACTACGCATCAAGGGTGATGACACGCCGATTAGTCCGGGAGAGTTCCGTGACGTAGATCTGGGTAGTGGCAATATTCGGGACAACATCCTGCCCCTGCCGTACAAAGAGCCTTCGATGGTTCTGTCGGGGTTGATGGACAAGATCGTTGAGGAAGGTAGACGCTTTGCGGCTACTTCGGATATGAAGATTGCCGATATGTCTAACCAAGCGCCAGTTGGTACAACGTTGGCGATTCTGGAGCGGACGTTAAAAGTGATGTCGGCTGTCCAAGCCCGTGTACACTATTCGATGAAGCAGGAGTTGCAGCTTTTGGCTGCGATTATCAGAGACTACACAGATGACGAATACACCTACGAGCCAGAAGACGGAACAGCGCGTGCAAAGAAGGCGGACTATAGCAATGTTGAAGTGCTTCCCGTCTCAGACCCAAATGCGGCTACCCTTTCCCAAAGAGTCGTTCAGTACCAAGCTGTCATTCAGTTGGCGCAGATGGCTCCACAGATTTACAATCTGCCAGTTTTACATCGTCAGATGCTGGAAGTGCTGGGTATTAAGCATGCGAGTAAGCTGGTGCCGTTGGAAGAAGACCAGAAACCAAAAGACCCAGTAACAGAGAATCAGAACGTTCTTAAGGGTAAACCCTTAAAGGCATTCTCGTACCAAGACCACGAAGCACACATCAAGGTGCACCAGATGGCGATGCAAGATCCCATCGTACAGCAACTTATTGGGCAGAACCCCATGGCGCAGGTTATACAGTCAGCCATGCAGGCACACATCGCCGAGCACGTGGGTTATGCGTATAGAAACAAAATAGAACTAGCCCTCGGCGTTGCACTGCCTAGCTCAGAAGATGAGCTCCCAGATGAGATGGAGAAAGAGATCAGCCGCCTCATGGCAGAAGCCGCACCGCAGGTGTTGGCAGAGTCCCAAGCAATGGCTGCTCAACAGCAAGCCCAGCAAAACGCACAAGATCCAGTCCTACAGATGCAGATGCAAGAACTTGAGCTTAAGAAGCAAGAGTTGCAGCTCAAAGCCCAGAAACTACAGGTGGATGGGGCTGCCAAGATGGACGAGCTAGCCATGAAGAAGCAGGAAATCGAGGCTAAAGCACAGCTTGACATGGTAAAAATCAGCCAAGATATGACCAAGAATCGTGAAAATATGCAGTTAAAACAACAACTTGAAATGATGAAAAAAACGAAGGAGTAATGCATGCAATTAGAAACAATGAGTTTTGCCCAAGCGCTTAGAGAAAAAATTCGCTCGGACATGAACAACTTTACAGACGACATGGCTAGTGGACAGTGCATTGACCATGCGTCGTATAAGGAACTTTGCGGGGTGATTCGAGGTCTAGCCTACGCAGAGCGGCATTTAATTGACCTCGCTGACAACATAGAGAAGGCTAACGATGAGTGAAGCTATAGCAGTTCCGGAGAATGAATTAATCCTGCCGCCGGGTGTAAAAGCCCCAGAAGTGGATTCAGAGTACGAATCAGCAGAAGTTAAGGCAAAAGCGCTACCAGAGCCAAAAGGCTGGCGGTTGCTGTGTGCTTTGATTGACCCTGACGATACTTATGAAAGTGGTCTTGTAAAAGCCGATGCGACCAAGCAGGTTGAGGAGTTAACCTCTCCAGTGTTGTTTGTCATCAAAATCGGACCCACCGCATATGATCCAGATAAGTTCCCAGAAGGGGCTTGGTGTAAGGAAGGCGACTTCGTTATTACCCGTCCGTATACAGGTACACGGATCAAAATCCACGGCAAAGAGTTCCGCTTGATTAATGATGATCAAGTAGAAGCAACAGTCGAAGACCCACGCGGAATTTCCCGCGTTTAACAGGAGAAAAATATGCCAGATAATGATGAATTTAAGTTTCCTCACGAAGCAGAGGAAGAGGCGCAAGCCGACACCGAAATTGATATTGATGTATCGGCGGAATCCGATGTAGACATTGAAATTGAGGACGATACCCCTGAAATTGACCGCAAAGCCAAGCCGCTAGAGCGGGAAGTTGAAGACCCAACGGATGAAGAAATTGAGTCTTATACCAAGGGGGCACAGGCACGGATCAAAGAACTCACCCACGCACGTCACGACGAAAGACGGGCTAAAGAAGAGGCTTTGCGTGAAAAAGTTGAACTTGAGCGGTTAACTCAACAGATCTTGGATGAGAACCGCAGGCTCAAAGAGTATGTAAAAACAGGCGAAACGACATATCAGGAAACGCTACAGGCTAAAGCTGAAGCAGAGATGGAGATGGCGAGACGCAAGTTTAAAGAAGCACAGGAGTCTTACGACTCTGATGCCATGCTTGAAGCCCAAGAAAATCTGACTGATGCAAAGATGAAACTTGAAAGTGCAAAAAATTTCAAGCCTACCCCTTTACAAAATAATCAAGATGATGTACAAAGATACCAAACGGCTCCCGAAGCCCCTAAACTTGATGACAAAACCTTGCGCTGGCAAGCAAAAAACCAGTGGTTTGGATCTCCGGGATACGAAGAAATGACGGCCTTTGCACTAGGGCTGCACCAAAAACTAGTTGCTACCGGGGTAGACCCCCGCTCAGACGAATATTTCGATCGTGTCGACGGTCGCTTGAAGCAAGTGTTCCCAGAAGTCTTTAGTGACATAAAGAGCGCTAACCCGGTTAAGGCTGAGCCGACTAAAAAACCTGCGAATGTTGTGGCTTCTGCCACCCGTTCTTCGGGTGCTAAGAAGGTAATAAAACTAACGACTACGCAAGCTCGTCTTGCAGAGAAGTATGGTTTATCCCACAAACAATATGCTCAGGAAATTTTAAAATTGGAGGCTCAAAATGGCTAATAACCGCACAAATCGTGAACAAGAATCACGCGAAAAAAACCCAACTCGGTATGTTTACAAACCGCCGAGCTCTTTGCCAGATCCAGCACCAGATCCAGATTATGAGTTTCACTGGGTTGCAATAGCGATCGCAGGACAATCTAACCACACTAACGTGTCGCAGAGATTCCGTGATCACTGGGTGCCATGTAAGGCAGAGGACTATCCAGAGTTGCAAATTGAAGCTAACAAGGATGGGAACGTAGAAATCGGTGGATTGCTTTTATGCAAGAAACCAAAAGAGATGGCTGAAGCCCGCAGAGACTATTTTGAGAAAAAAGCTCAACAACAAATGGAATCTGTAGACAACAGCTTTATGAAAAATAGCAACCCAAATATGCCTTTGTTTGCTGAGCGTAAAAGCACAACAACTAAAGGACGTGGGTTTGGTGATGGTAATTCTTAATTTAGGAGTTTAATATGGCTTATCCTACTGTAGATAAACCGTACGGACTAAAACCAGTCAATTTAATTGGCGGTCAAGTCTTTGCGGGAGCAACTCGTCAGATGGAAATTGCAAGTGGCTATGCTACTAGTATTTTTTATGGCGATTTAGTAAAACGTATTTCTGATGGAACGATTGAAAAAGATACTGGCACAACTACAGCTACGCCTTGCGGTGTATTTTTAGGTGTAAGTTTTACTAACCAGTCAACTGGTCAAGTACAGCAACAACAGTATTATCCAGCCAGCCAAGCAATTGCTTCGGGAAGTAAAATTTTCGCTGTAGTTGCAGACGATCCTGATACGCTGTTTCAAGTAGTTTCTTGTTCTTCAGGTACAACTGTTGCTGGCATGGGCATTTCTGCTATTGGTAATAACATTGCCCTAATTCAAAACGCTGGATCTACCGTTACTGGTAACTCCGCTGTAGCAATTGATGAAGGTACGCAAGCTACTACTAATACTCTACCTATCCGCATTATTGATGTGGTAAGAGATACAGCAACTGGCGCTGACACATTTGTTGAGTTTATCGTAAAGATAAATGCAACTATGCATCAGTACAACAACTCAACTGGCGTATAAGGAGCTTAAAAAATGGCTATTTCACGTGCACAACTACTGAAAGAGTTGCTCCCAGGCTTAAACGCTTTGTTCGGTTTAGAGTACAAGCGTTACGGCGAAGAGCACAAAGAGATCTACGAAACTGAGAAATCAGAGCGTAGTTTTGAAGAAGAAACCAAGCTGTCCGGCTTCTCTGCTGCACCAGTCAAAAACGAAGGTTCTGCCATCGCTTATGACAATGCACAAGAAGCTTTTACAGCACGTTATAACCACGAAACCATTGCCCTCGGCTTCTCCATCACTGAAGAGGCAATCGAGGACAACTTGTATGACAGCCTCTCTGGTCGTTATACCAAGGCTTTGGCTCGTGCTATGGCTTACACCAAGCAAGTTAAATCTGCGGCTGTATTGAACAACGGCTTTACCAACTCTGCCCAGTATTACGGCGGCGACGGTGTACCTCTGTTCTCTACTTCACATCCGTTGGTTTCTGGTGGTGTTAACAGCAACCGTCCTTCCACTAACTCTGACTTGAATGAGACTTCGTTGGAAAACGCAGTTATTCAAATCGCAGCTTGGACAGACGAGCGTGGCTTGCTCATCGCAGCAATGCCCCGTAAGTTGATCATCCCACCAGCACTACAGTTCGTTGCAACTCGTTTACTTGAGACTAACCTCCGTGTTGGTACCACTGACAACGACATCAACGCATTGAAGAACAATGGTTCGATCCCAGAAGGTTACGCAATTAACCACTATTTGACCGACACCAATGCTTGGTTCTTATGTACTGATGTACCTAACTGCATGAAGCACTTTGAGCGTATGCCTTTGGCTAACTCAATGGACGGCGATTTCGACACTGGTAACGTACGTTACAAGTCTCGTGAGCGTTATTCGTTTGGCTGGTCTGATCCACTCGGAATGTTTGGTTCACCAGGCGCCTAATAAACACACTATAGTGTTTGGACCCCTCTTCGGAGGGGTTTTTTATTTCTTCTTCGCTGCTTTTTTAGCTTTGCGTTCCTCATAATGGTGGATTCTATGGCAGTTTGCACACAATGGGATACACTTTTTTATCTCTTCCATAGCTCGTTTAAAGCGTCCGTCTTTAGCTAATTGGTGAACACTTTGTTTTGTGTGGTCACGAACTACATGATGAAAATCAATAATTGCTGGATGGCTAGATCCACAATACCTACATTTTTGAGTTGCTTTAAAGTCAATCCACTGCTTACGGTATTCCCTTTTGTTTTTGTTAGTTAATTTTTGGACTTTTTCTTTGTTGCTTGCGTAGTATTTAGCTGAGCCTTTACGAAGAGATTCTTTTTTTCTAGGGTCGTTTGGGTCTTTATAAGGCATTAAACACGCTTATTGTATGAATGTTTAAGTATTAAGTCTTTGATTTTTTTAGGTAATTTTGTATAATCGTTATCAAAATCAGCAGGCATTTTAGTCCAAACTTCGGGAAGCGCAAATGGGGCTTTACCCTTGGGATACCATATACGGGTATGTTGCATTGCAAGATAAAAGTACACGTATGCGTTAGCTTTTTGTATGTATTCTTTGAGGTTTATTGGTAGATAAAATTGATCGATTTTCTTAGCCGATCGTTTTTCACAATCGAGTTCTAGATTTAAACACCCTTGTAACATTTCTTTTGTTTTACGGGGCCCAAGCTCTATTTTATGCTCTAACCATTCGTGAAAAATAGTGAGGGGGTCATGGTTTTCCCCTTTAATTTGTATGGTTTGGTTCCATACTTTTGCCTGTTCGGTATATTGATCCCGGTGGCAGGTTTCGTGAACCATAATGGGTATCCAGTCTTTGGATAATCCTGCTACAAATAGTCGGTCCGTGTGACTACAAAAAAACCCTGAGACCATTACGCCATCCATACGGACTTGTTTTTTACGTTGAATATGCACCGCTATGTCATGCGCATTACTAGCCATGATTTCAAATTCAACCCACGCCCGAACGTCTACTGGTAAGGCTTTGAGGTCGATTTCAATTTTATTCATTTAGTAGCCATTAAATAAAGACCTACGTTACCGAAAGCGTATCCTGCATAGCAGATTGCCATACCAATATTTCCCTTAAATGCCTGTTCAGCAGCTATGTAGATATAGATCACGCCTGTAACAATAATTAACCATGCGCTCATAAAGACCCCTATTATGTTTCATTGTATTTATAACAAAAAGATGTTGCACAAAGTTGAAAAAGTAGTAATATCTGTACATCTGGGTGAATCGCTTATCAAACCGCCCCAGCGGACGCATACACGATTGATAGGCTTACTTTGTATGGAGAATTAACATGGCACGATCCACATTCCAAGGTCCAATTCGTTCATTGGGCGGCATTTATCAACAAGGTCCAGCTACTATTGTTGAAATTACAACCAGCACCACATTAAATCCAGAAGATCACGGCGGGCGTATTATTTCCATTGGTGGTTCTTTAGCTGCTGCTTTAACCTTAACACTACCAACCATTAACGCATCTGCAAACCCAACCACTTCCGGTCCTGGTCAAGATCCAAGCACCGCCAACAATGAAGGCGTGGTGTACACCATTTGGGTTCCAACCACAATCTCTACTTCTTCCTTGAAGATTGGTACTGACGGCACAGATAAGTATGTAGGCGCTATATTGTCTATTGATACAGACACTTCTGGTGCTGCTGTAGGCTTCGTTGCTGGTGCAAGCGATGACTTTATTAACTTTAACGGTACAACTACTGGCGGTGTTGCGGGTACATTTGTACAGATCTACGCAATTGCTGCACTAAAGTATATGGTTACAGGCACAGTGTTAGGTTCTGGTACTGTTGCAACTCCGTTTGCTACTTCTTAATTAATCTAGCGGACTAGGGAAAACCCTAGTCCACTTAACATCTTAGGAGATTGATTATGGCTAATATTGGAATCTGGCGTTCTATTACCCAAGTGGGTACGTACGAGCCGTTTGAGCTTCAGGTTGCTCGTGGGCAAATTCAAGGACATCGGAATGTCACTGTCTTTGGATTCAACCCAGATGTTGACCAAACTCAAGTCTCGGTTTGGCCCTTGCAAAGTCTGATTACGTTCCCTGCATCTGCTTTGCAAATGAAGGTCAGTTCGACGAGTGCAAACGACACAAGCGCAGGAACTGGTGCACGAACAGTCATCGTTCAGGGGTTGGACGCAAATTACAATGAAGTCACAGAGACCGTCACGCTGAACGGACAAACAGCCGTCACGATGACCGCATCGCTTCTTCGCATCAATTACGCTTATGTGGCAACCGCAGGCTCTGGAAACAGCGCCGCAGGCGACATCTACATCGGCACAGGCACTGTGACCGCAGGCGTCCCTGCGACCGTCTACGACATCATCAAGACTGATTACAACAACACAACCACAGGTAGTTACACCATCCCAGCAGGGTATACGGGGTATTTGTCTCAAGGTCTGTTTTCGGCGGGTCAGCCCAGCGGCTCGACTCAAGTTCAAGGTCGTTTGTTGACCCGTGGTTTGAACAATATCCGCATGACTGCGGCGCTCACCACTTTGAACAACGGCGTGGCGGACTATGTGTTTGAGTACCCGCTGGCAATACCAGAGAAGACCACGGTTGAGGCAACTGCAATTGCCAGTGCAAACAACAACGCCGTGTCTTCCATGTTCATTATCCTCGTAGTTCAAAACTACATGCAGGGCATAAATGGCTAAGACTCCTGCGTGGCAACGCAAAGAGGGCAAAAACCCCGAAGGCGGTCTAAACGCTAAGGGGCGAGCTTCATACAATGCAGCAAATCCGGGGAAACCAGGATTAAAAGCTCCCCAGCCAGAAGGCGGTTCAAGACGTGATTCGTTTTGTGCCCGCATGAAAGGTATGAAGCGTAAATTAACCAGCGCTAAAACCGCTAACGATCCAGATAGCCGCATCAACAAGTCATTACGTGCTTGGAACTGTAAAGAAGGCGGGTCTGTTCGTGGTGGAGGATGTGAGATTCGTGGTAAGACTAAAGGGAAGATGGTATGAAAGAGCATTTAACCGAAAGCACTAAACACGTTGTAGATGGGATATCTTTAGTTACAGTGGTAGGCACACTAACAGACTTATTGCCTGCGGTAGCGGCTTTATTTACGATTGTTTGGACAGTAATTCGTATTTATGAAACCAAAACAGTTCAAGGATGGATTAATCGTGCCAAGCGTAAGTAAGAAGCAACACAATTTCATGGCGGCTGTGGCTAAGAACCCCGGTTTTGCTAAGAAAGCAGGAGTACCTTCTGCGGTTGGGAAGGAATTTTTAACTGCCGACAAAGGCAAAACTTTTAAAGAAGGTGGGACTATGAAAAAAGCAAATCCGTTTATGGAAATGATTGCAAAGAAAAAAGAAGCTGCTGCTAAAAAGCCAGCTAAAGCGGCTGCTATGCCTATGAAAAAAGGTGGCGTGGCTAAAAAGAAAAGCGGAAAGGCTTGCTAACATGGCTAAGTTTCCCGATCTAACCGGTGATGGTGAAGTAACTCAAGCCGACATCCTAAAGGGACGCGGCGTAAAAGCAGCTAAAAAAGGTGGACTTATGAAACATTCAGATATTAAAAAAGACATGCCGATGATGAAAAAAGTAGCTGCTAAGGCAGTTAAAGGGCACGAGTCACGTATGCACAAGATGGCGGGTGGTGGTGTAACCCGTGCTGATGGCTGCGTTATGAAGGGTCACACCAAAGGCAAGATGGTTAAGATGGCGGGCGGCGGAAGTTGCTAAATGCCAAGTTCTCGTGTTAACCCCATTTCTCCTGCCGCCCAATTAGATTTGGGCTTTGGTAATACCCCTGAACAAGTACAAAAGGGTAGAGCGGCAGATCCGGGGTATAAGGAAGTACACGAGAAGTACAACCCACCAGAGAAAGACCAGAAAGCTAAAGCTGCTGAGAACAAAGAGTTTGAAGACAAGCGCCAGCAAAGAAGTAAGTTAATACAGCAGACGGAAATGGCTAAGATCAAAGAGATCTTTGAGCGGTCTAAAGGGGGTGGCGGTGCTGCTGGTATCCCTAAGACTGGTAAAAAGCCCTATGACTTTAAGAAGGGCGGATTAATTAGTGCATCATCCCGTGCTGACGGTTGTGCTGTACGGGGCAAGACTAAAGGACGCATGATATGAGAGCTAGTCGAGGCATGGGCGCTGTGATGCCTAGCAAAATGCCGGGCAAGAAAGTCATTCATCGTAAGGACAACCCTAACGATGTGGATATGTACGCCAAGGGCGGTAAGGTTGGTAAAAGCGTTACTACTACCAAAGGTGGTACAGCTTCTGCCATAGCTAAAAAATTACTACAGAAGCCGGGTTCGTTAACTGCGGCTGATACGTTTGCAGAAGGTGGCAAAACTTCTAGCGTTAACAAGGCGGGTAACTACACCAAACCCGGTATGCGCAAGTCTTTATTTGAGAGTATCAAAGCGTCTGCTACGCATGGTACGGGGGCGGGTCAATGGTCTGCTAGGAAAGCACAACTCCTAGCTAAACGCTATAAAGAAAAAGGCGGGGGCTATAAGTGAAATGGTCAGACAAACGCAAAAAATCAATCAACTGCGACAGCCCAAAGGGGTTCTCGGAGAAAGCCCATTGCGCCAGCAAAAAGAAGAAAATGGCAGGGGGTGGTTTAGCCGCATCGCAACGTTCCTTAAAAGCTTGGGGCGACCAAGAGTGGACAACCAAGTCAGGGAAGAAGTCATCCGAGACGGGGGAACGATACCTGCCCAAAAAAGCAATACAAGCGTTAAGCCCGTCCGAGTACGCAGCAACAACACAAGCAAAGCGGGCGGGAAAAGCACAAGGAAAACAGTTCGTGCCCCAGCCCAAAGGAATAAAAGCAAAAGTAAAACCGTACAGAAAGGTTAAATAAAAGATGACCGTAGTTGCCAATGCAACATTTAATCTTGACCTCTCGGAGATGGTCGAAGAAGCGTTTGAGCGCTGTGGCTCAGAGCTTCGTTCTGGTTATGATTTGCGTACAGCCCGTCGTTCTTTGAATCTGTTGTTTGCTGATTGGGCAAACCGAGGCATTAACTTATGGACGATTGAGCAGGGACAGATCCCGCTGGTACAGGGTACAAACACCTATGACTTACCGCTTGATACTGTAGACTTAATTGAGCACGTTATTCGTACAAACCCTGGAGTGCAGAATACTCAGGCAGACCTAACAATCTCACGCATCTCAGTATCTACATACGCAACAATCCCCAACAAGTTGCAGCAAGCTCGCCCTATTCAAGTATGGGTAAATCGTCAGTCTGGTGCTACATACGCAGGTACAAGCAGCTCTACCCCACCAGCAGGCGTTAATGCCCCTAAGATCGTTATTTGGCCTACCCCAGACCAAGGCACTGCCCTAGACCCCTATTACACGTTTGTTTACTGGCGACTGCGCCGTATTCATGATGCGGGTGATGGCGTTAACACAATGGACATACCATTTCGTTTTTTGCCCTGTTTGATTGCCGGTCTGGCTTATTACTTGGCGTTGAAGATTCCGGGCTCGGATGTACGTTTGCCGATCCTAAAACAGCAGTATGACGAGGCTTGGGAGTTTGCGGCTACAGAAGACAGAGATAAGTCGCCTGACCGCTTTGTACCACGCCGGATGTATATTACCTAGAGCTAGCCATGCCAAACACCTTTGCATCTGGTAAACGGGCTATATCGCAGTGCGACCGCTGTAATTTCAGGTTTCAGTTAAAAGAGCTGCGCATTGAGATTATCAAGACTAAGCCCTATCAGCTATACGTTTGTAAGGCGTGCTGGGATCCTGACCATCCTCAATTGCAGTTGGGTATGTACCCTGTTGAAGATCCGCAAGCATTACGGCATCCAAGACCGGATAATACGTACTATCAGGGTGGATATACGGGCTTGCAGTTAAATCAAAATGCAGGTTCAACGCTTAATGGGTTTGGAGACCCTACAGGCGGTAGCAGAGTGTTTCAATGGGGTTGGGCACCCGTGGGCGGAGCAAGCGGTTTTGATACCCCATTAACGCCAAATTACTTGCTTTCACAAGGGCAAGTGGGTAATGTAACGGTAACGACAACATAGGAGAAAGACATGTTTAAAAAAGGCGCAGACGGTGTTACTAAAAAAGGTAAAACCAAGGGTACAAACCTAGGTGATACAGGCCCAAGCGTTGGCATCCAAAAGGGTGGCAAAGGCGGTGCGGGTGGTAAAACCAACGAGCAAATGCTAAAAATGGGTCGCAATATGGCTAAAATAGCTAACCAAGGAATGATGCGCAAAAGCGCAGGAAGAGGTCGATAATGGCTAAGTACAGCATGAAACGTGATGGTAAAGAGGTAGGTCCAGCGTCTGTGTATGCTGAGCCACATACTATGTCAGGCAAAAAAGTAACTGTTGCTGGTGCTATTAAAGATACGTCTGGTGCACAAGTTATGGATGAGCTCGATATTTCTGTGGGTAAGCTGAGCAAAAACCTTGGTAAAGGCGTGAAGACATCGGGTATTGAGACTCGTGGTAACGGAGCTGCTACTAAAGGGCGTATTGCTAGAGGACCAATGGCTTGAACTACGTTCAGTTATATCAAGCCGTTCAGGATTATGCGGAGTCTACAGAGCAACTCTTTGTAAACAATATACCTACTTTTGTCCGTCAGGCAGAAGAAAGGATATATAACACCGTACAAATCCCATCGTTACGCAAAAACGTGACGGGTACGCTTACGGCTAGTAATAAGTATTTAAGCTGCCCCAATGACTATCTGTCTAGCTTTTCAATGGCGGTTATTGAAGGTTACAACACGGCTAACGAGAACTACACATACTTGCTTAACAAAGATGTTAACTTTATCCGTGAGGCGTACCCAAACCCAACATCCACCGGGGTGCCTAAGTACTACGCTTTATTCGGGTCACAGTACTCTAATGCCAACGAACTATCTTTTATCCTAGGACCAACCCCAAACGACAGCTATACAGTTGAGTTGCACTACTATTACTACCCCGTTTCTATCGTGCAAGGCGCTATTGCTAGCGGCACTGCTACTGGTGGTTCTAGCTATGTAAACGGGATTTATAGCAACGTACCGCTATCTGGTGGTCAAGGTTCTGGCGTGTTGGCAAATATTGTCGTAAGTGGCAATGCTGTAACTAGCGTAAACATTAAGAACCAAGGTAATTTTTATACTGTTGGAGACGTTTTAACAGCGTCTTCTTCTTATATTGGCGGCTCTGGTACGGGCTTTTTATACACCGTTACTGCTGTAGACAATATCGCTGGTACGTCTTGGCTGGGTGATAACTACGATCCCTGCTTACTTTATGGTTCGTTACGTGAAGCCGTTATATTCCAAAAAGGCGAAGCCGATATGGTTGCCCTTTACGAGAAACAATTCCAAGATGCCATGGCACAGCTTAACCGTCTTGGTACAGGTCTTGAGCGTGGCGATGCTTACCGTGATGGGCAAGCTAAGATTAAGGTTAACCCATAATGCCAATATCACAGGGTTTATGTACCGTTTTCAAAAAGAACTGCTTAAGCGGTTTAGAGAACTTTGCTGCTGGCACACCGTATACATATAAGATTGCGCTTTATACCTCTTTTGCAAACCTAGACTACACAACGTTGGTTTATACAACGACTAACGAAATAAGTAGTACAGGAGGGTATACCGCTGGGGGTAACACGCTAACTCGAATCGTTCCAGCCACTGAGGATCAAGTAGCTTACATATCGTTTCAAAACACTACTTGGAGCCCCGCTAGCTTTACTGCTAGAGGTGCCTTGATCTACAATAGCACTACGAATGCGGCAGTTGCGGTACTAGATTTTGGATCAGATAAAACGGCTACAAATACGTTTACTGTAACTTTCCCAACGGCGAACGCAACAAACGCCATTATTAGATTGACTTAAGGAGTATTTATGAGTTCAGAATTAACAAAATTAGGTGATAGCTTCGGAGCTAGTGCTTCTTATGGCGGCGGTTCTGTAGAAGCTGTAGGCTTAGAAGGTGTTTATTTAGCAGAGTGTTTTGATTCTGAGGGAAACCTTAAATGGAGCGACACCATCCCCAACCTGACTACCAACGTAGGTCGTAAGAACTTATTGGACTCTTACTTCGGTAACACAGGCGGCGGCGCTATTGTTATGGGTTTAGGAGGCGCTAATGGTTCTGGTACGTTTACTCCTGCTTATGGTGATACTCAAGCTAGCCATGCTGGTTGGTTTGAAGTTGGCGGTGCAAATGCCCCAACCTACTCTGGCACACGCAAGACCCCAAGTTTTTCAGCGGCTACAACAGCAAACCCATCCGTACTAGCTACATCTGCTGCGGTAGTATTTAGCATGACGGGTTCTGGCACGGTTTACGGTGCGTTCATTAACGTGGGTGGATCTACAGCGATTGATAACACCACAGGCACTTTATTTAGTATCGGTGCATTTACGGCTGGTTCTAAGACTGTAACTTCTGGTGACACAATCAACGTAACGTATACACTCAGCGCTGCTGGCTAAGGGGGTTAAATGCCTCTCCAGTTAAAAGACAGAGTACTAGAAACTGCCAGTGCACCCGGCACGGGGACAGTCACTCTTCTTGGTGCTTCGCTTGGGTATCAGTCGTTTAATACTGCTTTAACTAGCGGGAATACGACTTACTACGCCATTGCTGATCTAGGCGGCGCTAACTGGGAAGTTGGTATTGGTACGTTTACTTCGCCAAACCAATTAGCTCGTAATACTATTTTAGAGTCTAGCGGTGGTGGTTCTATCGTTAACTTTAGTTCTGGCACACAGAACGTATTTATTACTTATCCTGCTGAAAAGTCAGTAAATCTTGATGCGTCTAATAATGTATCAGCGTTAGGCACAGTTTCTTCGGGAGTCTGGAATGGCACTGCGATTGTTACGACTTATGGTGGTACTGGGCTTACTTCCTATACTGCTGGTGATCTACCCTATTACACTTCTGGTACTGCGTTGTCTAAACTGGGTATTGGCGCCAATGGGTTTGTTCTTACATCAAACGGTACAGCTCCGACATGGGCAGCAAACTCAGGCGCAACCGTAGACGATGCGTACTTTTTATCATTTATGATGGGTTAATATGCCAACTTATTCAAACAATTCATACGCAGTAAAGAACGTCAGTACGTCTGGCTCAACTGCTATATCAAGCATTGCTTCTGGTACTGTTGCGGTCTCAAGCCTCATCTTAGCAAACACAGGCGCAAGCCCAATTACTGTTAGCGCTTATATCACTCGTAGTTCAGTGAACTACTACCTCGTCTATGTAGCTACTGTACCTGTTGGTGGTTCTTTAGAAGTCATTCAAGGCAACCGTGTTGTGCTAAAGGCTAGTGATTCTTTGACTGTTGTTGCTGGTACGGCTACTTCTTGTGATGCGTTTGTTTCTGCTTTGACTGCGACCTAATATGGCTTTTATAGGAAATACAGTTCAGAACCAAGGGTTTACACCCGCTATTGATTATTTCAATGGTAACGGCGTTACTGTAACTTTTACTTTATCTCGCCCTATTGCTTCTGTAGCGCAGATAATTGTTTCTGTTGATAACGTCATTCAAAACCCGAACTCTGCCTTTACTGTAGCTGGCAGTTCAATTACATTCTCTAGCGCTCCGTTATCTGGAACAAACAACATCTGGGTTGAGTACACAAGTCTAATTACGACTTACCAAGGCATATCCCAAGACCCAACCGTTATTGGTGACATCAGGGCTACTGGTGGTTACTTAGCCGAGGGGGACTTTGGTAACTCGTTTGTTGACGGCGTAATTCTGGATTACGTTACAGGTTTAGGTCGGATTACTGTAGGTTCAGCAGAAGGAATAGCACTATATAACGGCGGTACTTCTAGTCGTAATGCGTTACTGACGTTAGGCGCTACTGGTCAAGTTGCTGTTAATTCTAGTGGTTCAGCAGCAACCCCAGTAATTTCTAAATCAGATGATTTAAATACAGGCATCTTCTTCCCAGCAGCCGACACTATTGCTTTTTCTGAAGGCGGTGCAGAAGCAATGCGTATTGACTCTAGTGGCAATGTTGGAATAGGAACTACAACTCCTACAGGAAAATTTGAAGTAAAAAGTGCAAACAATACCGGCACAGACCCAATTATCAGGGCAGTATCTAATAACGGTACTGCATCTACTTGGTTAACATTTAATGGTGTAAGCGTAAGTTCAGGAAATGCTTGTGTGTTTTATAACGGCACAACAGAACGGATGCGTATTGATTCTAGTGGTCGTGTATTATTTGGGTCAACAGATACTAATCCAGCCGTAAATAATAATCCTGGAGTAGCTATAAATGCAAATGCTGATAACAACTATTATGTTGGTGTAATACAAGCATCAGCTACTGGTAATACAGCATTATTTTTAAATCGAGGCGCAGATGATGGAAATACAGCATCATTTAGAAGGTCGGGAACTACTGTAGGAAATATTTCTGTTTCATTTTCAGGAACTTCCTACAATACAACTTCAGATTACCGCTTAAAAGAAAACATTGCGCCAATGACGGGTGCTTTGGCAGTCGTTGGTCAATTAAAACCATGCATATATACATGGAAAGCAGATGGTTCTAGTGGTCAAGGATTTATTGCACACGAACTTCAAACTGTAGTGCCTGATGCTGTTTGTGGCGAGAAAGACGCTATAGATAAAGATGGTAATCCCGAATATCAAGGCGTAGATACTTCATTCTTAGTAGCTACCCTAACGGCAGCTATTCAAGAACAACAAACACTCATCACATCTTTGACGGCACGAATCGCAGCACTGGAGGCTAAATAATGCCAATAAGCACAGTAAGTCAAAAAGGTTTAGACGCTCCGTTGACGCTAACTGCGCCGAATCTTGGTACGCCTTCGGCTATTAATTTAAGTAATGCTACTGCATTACCTAGTGCGGCTTTACCTGTTGGGTGTATTTTGCAAGTAGTTAGTACAAGCACAACATCAAGAACCGCTACAACTAGCACTTCTTTTGTTGATTGCACAAATGTTACTGCATCAATTACGCCAACACGTTCTAGCAGTAAAATTTTAGCTTTAGTTACTGCGTCTGGTTTATTAAGACCGTCTAATGCTGGTGAATCTGTTTCTATAAGACTTGTCAGGGGCTCTACTGAAATTGCGGCACAAATAAATCTTATGTACTCAGCATCTACTAATTTTGATTTCGTTTCATCTTCCAATATTGTTTATTTAGATTCTCCAGCAACTACATTATCTACAACTTATAAGTTACAAATTAGGTCAAGACTTGGTGCTGGTACTGTTTATCTTAATCAAGATAATGGTCAAGATGTAAGCACAATTACTCTTATGGAAGTAGCCGCCTAATGCCATACATCGGAAACCCCATATACCAATCGGCTTTTGTAGTCGATCAATTCAACGGTAACGGCTCTACTACGGCTTTTACAATGTCGGTGGCTCCTGCTGGTGTTACTAACGTACTGGTAGCGGTATCTGGTGTTCTTCAAGACCCATCTACTTATGGTGTTGTTGGCAATACGATTACATTCTCAGCAGCCCCGCCTTCTGGTACAGGTAATATTTCATGCCGTTATCTTGGCGTACCTGCTTCTGGCGTAACTACCACAGCATACAGAACCGTAACGGAGTTTACGGCAACCGCTAGCCAAACAACATTCACACCACCAAGCTACACCGTAGGCTTTATTAACGTCTATTTGAATGGTGTGCTTTTAGGCTCTGCTGATTACACTGCTTCTAACGGCACCACCGTGGTCTTGGCTACTGGTGCTTCCGCTGGCAACTTACTTACTGTTGAGAGCTTCTTGGTTAGTTCAGTATTAAATGCCATACCAAATACAGCCGGTTCTGTTTCTGCTTCTAATTTAGCCGCTAGCGGCACACCGTCGTCTAGCACTTATCTTCGTGGGGATATGGCTTGGGCATCTGTTGTTTCTAGTCAATGGACTACTACTGGCTCTGATATTTACTACAACACTGGTAATGTGGGTATTGGTACTACTAGTCCTTTAGTAACATCCGCAAACAGAAAAGTAGTAACGCTAAACGGCACAACAGATGCTATGTTTAACATTGGTATTAACGGAACTTATACTGGATTTTTTTATAGTTCTGCAAGTAATACTCAAATAGGTTCAGCAACATCTATTCCTTTACAGTTTTATACTGGTGATACAGAACGGATGCGTATTACCTCTGGTGGTAATGTGTTGGTTGGAAGAACTACAAATACTGTTGGTGCAAAAATGTGCGTTGATGGAGATGCTGGCTTGTCTATTGAAAGAGATAGCAATGGTTATAGAAGAATGACCATGACAAGCAGTATTATGTATTTTTTCAATGGTTCAAACGAAGCAACTTTGTCATCTTCTGGTGCGTGGACTAATGCTTCTGACGCTCGTTTAAAGACAAATATTGAACCAATTAAATACGGATTAAATACTGTATTAGAAACTCAACCAAGAAGTTTTAATCGTGTAGATGTAGAAGGTGATTACATTGGGTTTGTTGCTCAAGAATTAAAAGAAAAAATACCTGAAGTAGTTTTTGGAGAAGAAGAAAGACAATATTCTGTAGATTATGGTTCGCTTGTAGCGGTAGCATTTAAAGCAATTCAAGAACTTTCAGCATCTGTTGATACTCTTAACGCTAAAGTAGAAGCACAAGCAGTCCGCATCGCTGAATTAGAAGGAGCACAATGACACAAGCAGCTAACTTAGCAGCGCTCGGTACTAACGCAGGTACTACTGGTATTTTGCCAGCAGCAGGGGGTGGTACGGGAACTGCATCGGGCGTGACTGGTTTTAAGAACCGCATTATCAATGGTGCGATGATGATTGACCAGCGTAATGCTGGTGCTAGTGTTACTGTTAATGGAGCTGCTCCTTACACTCTTGATAGATGGAGAGCTCAAGATTTAACTGATGGTGTTTTTACAGTTCAACAAGATGCTGGTGCAGTAACCCCTCCAACAGGATTTACAGATTATTTAGGTGTAACTACCACAACAGCCGATTCATCTTTAGGAGCAACTCAGGTTGCAAGAGTCTTTCAATCTATTGAAGGATTTAATGTTGCAGATCTAGGTTGGGGGACTGCTAATGCTAAGACAGTTACTTTGTCTTTTTGGGTTCGTTCTAGTTTAACAGGTAGTTTTGGTGGCTCTTTATTGAATGGTTCAGATAACAGAGCATATCCATTTAGCTACACAATCTCATCTGCTGATACATGGGAACAGAAGTCAGTAACAATCGCTGGTGATACCACAGGAACATGGAATACAACTAATGGAACTGGTATAGTTTTAATATTTGGTTTAGGTATTGGCTCTACTTTTAGTGGAACTGCTGGAGCTTGGGCTGGCTCAGAACTATATGCACCTACTGGTTCTGTTTCAGTTATTGGCACTTTAAATGCTACATGGTACATCACAGGAGTTCAGCTAGAGGTAGGCTCTACAGCTACTAGCTTTGATTACAGACCTTATGGTACTGAGTTACAACTTTGCCAACGCTATTATCAGCAAATTGGTGGAAATGGTGCTCCTGTTGGAAACGCAAGTGCATACAATGGTAGTTTTGCTATTTCTAATGTGTTTTTTCTAGTAGCTATGAGAACAGCACCTACTGGTATCACTACAACAGGGTCTTTTATTATGTATACAAATAACACAGGCTATGGTATCACTAGTATTTCGTATGATTCGGCAAGCACTAACGCTATAAGACTTTTGGCAAATGGCACTAGCTTGCCTTCTACTGGAGGTTTTGATTTAAGAGCATCAGGAACAGCAACTATTGGATTTACTGGAGCAGAACTATGATGTACAAACTTTATATAAGAACTGGACATACAACATCTGATGCCGCAATGAGTATTGGTGTTGAGCCACAAGTTAGTTTTATTTTTGACCCAGACAACACCGACTACCAAAAATACCTAGCTTGGCTCGCAGAGGGTAACACCCCACAGGAGGCAGACGATGCCGCTAACTAAAGTCCAAAGTGCAATGATTGGTGGTGGGTCGGGTACTGTTGCGTTTGCTCCATCCGTGCCTGTATACGAGAACACCCAAACGATTAGCACGAACTACACAATTACGGCGGGCTCAAGCGCCATGTCTACAGGACCAATAACAATCGCAAGTGGGGTCAGCGTAACTATTCCAAACGGATCAAGGTGGGTAATTCTATGAGTAATTTAACGATCCTTGGCGATACATCTGGTTCGGTATTAATACAGGCTCCAGCCGTTGCTGGCTCTGGAACGCTTACTCTGCCAACAACTTCAGGTACGGTTGCTCTGACTTCTCAAGTAATAGGGATTAGTCAAACAACACAAAACCTTACTGCAAGTAGAGCATTAAACACTACTTATACAAACTCAACAGGAAAACCCATTGTTGTATATGTGTCAGTAGCAAATTCAGTATCTTCTCCTGTAATGCTTAATCAAATAGATGGAGTAACTATTTACGGAGCTGCTTCCCCAACTGCAAATACTTGGTTTTCTTTTACTATGATTGTGCCAATTGGCTCTACATATTTAATAAACATGAATGGAATTCCTGCACTCCAATATTGGGTAGAGACACGATGAAATTATTTAAAGACAGTACTAATACAATTTATGCCTATGAGTTAGATGGTTCTCAAGACCATTTAATTGGTGATAAAACAGCTATTACGCAAGAAGAAGCCGATAATATACGCCAAACAAGCCAAGCCGCTCTTCCAGTTTCTACGCCATTAACACCAGCGGAAAAGTTAGCTTCTGTCGGTTTAACTGTTGATGAATTAAAAGTATTGTTAGGAACAGCATGACAACAACAATCAATGCCTCAACCTCGTCTGGTCTGATCGCTACGCCTGACAACTCAGGCGCAATAGCGCTTCAAAATAATGGTGTGACTGGGTTAAATTTGACCGCTGCTGGATACCCGTTAACACCGCTTCGTCCAGCATTTGATGTATATGGAACAGGTAGTTTTAGTGCTAATGCTACCGCTGTTTTTACTGGTGTTCATACAAACATAGGCAGTTGTTATAGCACAAGCACAGGTAATTTTACAGCGCCAGTAGCTGGTACCTATATGTTTACTTTTAACGGATTAGCTAACGGTGGTGTAGGTGATGCTGGCATCAGAGTAAACGGAACTCAAAAGTCTGTTTGTAGGGGTTCAGGCACTACAGCCGCATGCAGTTTAATTATTACTTTAGCTGTAAACGACCAAGTACAAGTTTACATAGGTGCAGGACAACCGTTTTACTCAGACGGACCTTCAGGCTGGTCAACATTTACTGGCTTCTTAATAGGATAAATTATGGCTTTAATTCTAAGTGGCGATACTGGAGTTCCAGCTAGTGGCATGCCTACGGGGTCTGTGATTCAGACGGTACAATCAACAACTACAACAAGTTTTTCTACAACATCTTCTACCTTGGTAGACTCAGGCATATCTGCGTCTTTTACACCAACAGCAGCATCAAGCAAAGTTTTAATTATTGTGGTGGCTAATGTGAACCCCGGAACAGGCGGTGCTGGTTTTGGTTTATATAGAGGCACTACTCAAATATTTTCACCAATGCCTAGTGATGGTTCAGGATTTTATGGGGTATACCAAAACATTATTGCTCAAACACCCTTAACATATTTAGATTCTCCAGCAACTACATCCGCTATAACTTACAGACTTTATTTTGCTGCTAGAAGCGGTAACACTTCAACTATTGGCGGTGGTGGTACAACGCAATTTATATTTATGGAAATCAAACAGTAATGTTTGGAATCTCAGCCTTTGCTCAATCGCCTTTTGCTGCATTAGGTGGCAATGCGTTTCCAGTTGATTTAGCTGAGAGCTTTACCCTGTCTGACGTTTATGCAGGACCGGTTGCTTTTCAAGGATTAAACGATGAGTCTTTTGCCCTAGCTGATTCTGATGGCGGGGCTACAACCTTTGACTTCTTTGTTACTAATTCAGAGAACTACTCGCTAGACGACCAATCGTTTGGCGTTGCTGACTTACTAGTTGCCCAAGCCGACTCCTTTACTATTGCGGATTCTTTGGTGGGTAATGTGGACTTTGTTGGTGCATACGTAGAAACTTTTACCCTAACCGACGTATATACAGGCAACCAAGATGCCGTTGGGTTAGATGCAGAAACCGCCACATTCACTGATGTTTGGGCTGCCAACGTTAATTTTGTAGGGGCTGTTGCCGAAAACGCATCGTTCTCGGACGTTTATGTAGGTACTCAAGGCTTTGCCACAACTGTTTTGGAGTCGTTTGGTTTGACCGATTTATACGCAGCACAGGCTGATTTTGCCCCATCCATAGCCGAACTAATAACCTTTATAGACTCGCAAATTGCAAGGGGTTGGTTTAGAATTGATGATGACCAGACAGTAACTTGGCAGGCTGTAAATAACACGCAGAGCATCACTTGGCAAGACATTGGGAACAGTCAAAATCCCAATTGGGTAGAAATCGACAACTCGCAAGAGTAAGGATAAATTATGGCAAGTACATTTTCACCATCACTACGCATCGAGTTAATCGGTAACGGAGATCAGTCCGGAACTTGGGGCACTACAACCAATAACAACCTCGGAACCATTATAGAACAAGCAGTTACGGGCGTTCAAAGCATTGTTATGGCTAACGCCAACTACACGCTATCTAACTTTAACGGGGTATCGGACGAGGCTCGCAATGCGGTTTTGGTAGTTACTGGCTCAAACGGCGCCATACGGCAGATTATCTGCCCCCTGGTTAACAAGACCTATATTGTCACTAACAGCACTACAGGCGGGTTTGCTATAACAATTGGTGGGGCTACTGGCTCCACGGTGTCTATTCCTAACGGCGTAACAGCCCAAGTCTACTGTGACGGCATTAACTTTTTCTCCTCCCAGACTGGTTCGGCAGGTAACTTTGCTATAAGTGGTAATTTAACAGTAAGTGGCACAACAGCTTTAACGGGCGCTTTAACCGCCACAACAGGTGTATTTTCAGGAACTGTAGCTCTAGGCGGCACACCAACAGCACCAACCGCAGCGGCTGGAACAAATACAACCCAGATAGCAACTACGGCTTTTGTACAAGCGTCTTTACCTGCTGGTGTAATTGTTATGTGGTCTGGCTCTATTGCCAGTATTCCAAGCGGCTGGCTATTATGTAATGGCTCTAGCGGAACGCCTGATTTAAGAGATCGTTTTGTTGTTGGCGCAGGAACTACCTATGCTGTTAATGCCACAGGTGGTAGTGCAAATGCAACGCTGGTAAGCCATACCCATACGTTTACAGGTACTGCTCTTGGAAATCACAACCACACCCTTACAACTAATAGAACTCAGAAGTCAGGTAACAACACACCATATATGTTGTCTGATCCAAACGTAGGTGAAAATCTTGATGGTTCAGCTACATTTAATACAAGTTCAGCATCTGCTGGAACACCTGCAGGAACAAATAGTACAGAAGGTTCAAGCGCAACTAACGCTAACCTACCACCCTACTACGCTCTTGCGTACATTATGAAGGCTTAAGGAGATAACATGAGCTCAATATTTATTACTGGCGACACAAGCGGATCTTTGACTTTAGCTGCCCCTGCAATAGCTGGCACTACGACCATTACTTTTCCCGCTGTTTCTGGGAATGCCTTGGCTTCTACGGCGGTGTCTGCTTCAACTACAAATACCGTGACTAACAAAATTGCTGTCAATATTGGCGGTACAACTTACTATTTATTAGCTTCTACATCGGGAACTTAATATGGCAACCGTAATTAATGCAGGTACTACTACCTCAACAGCCCTAAACATAACAACCGACACTACTGGGGCAATGGTTATCCAGACCAGTGGGGCTAATGCTATCTCTATTAGTAATGCTCAAGTTGTTACTTTGGCTAACGCTCTTTTACCGGCTTCTGGTGGTACGGGAATAACTTCTTTAGGATCAGGCGTAGCTACGTTTTTAGGCACTCCGTCTTCAGCAAACTTAGCGGCTGCCGTAACAGACGAAACAGGCACAGGGGCTTTAGTATTTGCAGCATCCCCAACTTTATCGGGAACCCCCCTAGCGCCAACTGCTGCGGTTGGGACTAACACCACTCAAATTGCTACAACGGCTTTTGTACAAGCGTTTGGAATACCGGGCGAAATAAAAATGTGGCCCACTGCTTCTGCACCGACTGGGTATTTGCTTTGTAACGGATCGTCTGTATCAACAACTACCTATGCGACGTTGTTTGCGGTTATTGGGTATACCTTTGGTGGTAGTGGCGCTTCGTTTACTTTGCCAGATTATCGTGGCAGGATGCCTATTGGTGTCAGTGGTTCTTATGCCCTAGCAGCAACAGGCGGTAGTGCCGACGCAGTGGTTGTAAGCCATACCCATAGTGCAACTTCTACAGATTCTGGACATACGCATACAGTACCAAGCGGAGCATCGGGAGCTTCTACTCCAACAGGCCCCGCTCAATGCGCAAGTATTAGCGGGCAAACAACAGCCACAGGTACAGCAAACATTACGACAACCGTTGCATCTGCTGGAGTGAGTGGTACAAACGCTAATTTACCACCATACCTCGGTATTAACTTTATTATAAAAACTTAATCTCTAATGAAAATTGAGCAAAACATTTTGTCTGAGCAGTTAATAGTAAAGTTAAAAGCATTTACTAGGGACGGTAAACAACCTACCCAGACTAATTTTTTTGGGTACGACAAAGGTGTAACTGGCTTTAGTAACGCTGTTTTTGGTTTTACGCTTAGTGAGGATTTAAAGTCTGAGGTATGCCAAGAGTTGGTTGCAAAAGGTGTATTTGAAAAAGAGCCTAAAGATTGGAAAGTGTTTATTCATTTAATGTCTAGAGCGTCTTTTATACCTTGGCACGACGACAATACCTACGTATATACAGGAACAATTTATTTAAACGAAGTATGGGATAAAAACTGGGGTGGTTATTTTGCTTACGAAGATGGCAATGAAACAAAGTGCATAGCACCGTTTTATAACCAAGGGTGTTTTTTTGCTCCACCAGTCATGCACTCAGCTTTAATAACCGCAGGAAACGCGCCTTTACGGGAAAGCGTACAACTTTTTGTTAAAGAATATTAAAGGTGCAAATAGTGAATCATGGCAGACGAACTTGGGTTAGCGGCTGGTGCCAAGGGGATCAGCGAAGGGATTAAGACTGGTCGAGAGGCTGGCAAAGAGATTGGCAAGAACATCGAGGATGTTCAAAAAGAAGCAGTAGATGTTGCAAAGCAGCAAGCAAACGCAAGGATTCGTGAGCGTAGAGAAGCAGAGTTAAGGAAAGAGCGGGCGATATTTAAAGCCCTTGAGGAGTACAGGCACCGCAAGAAGATAAGCGATGAAGAGTACAAATTAAGGGTAGATTTTATAAAGCAGTATGGCACTAAAGAATGGCAGAAGCTAATAGACATCAAGACCGAGATTGAACGGCTTGAGAAAGAAGACAAGAAGTATTTTGATGCAGAGTTGGCAAAGGTTAAATGGGTGCAGTTCTGGTGCTTTATGGCAGCAGGCTGGATTGCTTATTACGTAGTATGGGGGTCTAAACAATGATTACTTTATTTACAACACTAATTTCGTTCCTATCAGGCGGGCTACCTAACCTATTAGGGTTTTTCCAAGATAAGTCCGACAAGAAGCATGAGCTGGAGATGGCTCGTTTGCAGACAGAACGGGAACTTCAAATGATGGAGCGTGGCTTTGCAGCCCAAGCCCATGTAGAAGAAATTAAGACCCAACAGATAGAGATGCAGACCCAAGCCCAAGAAAGGGCGTCTTTGTATGCTCACGACATCGAGATTGGCAAGGGTGCGTCCCAGTGGGTTACGAACTCTAGGGCGATGGTAAGACCAGCCATTACCTACGGTATGTTCATCATGTTCATGTTTGTAGAACTGTTTGGGTTCTGGTTTGCCTTTCATCGGGAAGTGCCATTTGACGTGGCGTTAAATCTTTTATGGGATGACGAAACCCAGATTATCTGGGCAAGTATTGTTTCTTTCTGGTTTGGCACACAGGCATTTAAGAAGTGAAAGTAAGCGATAAAGCCATCAAAATGATTAAGCACCATGAGGGCGTTCGCCAGCGTCCATATCGCTGTCCCGCAAAATTGTGGACGATTGGTGTCGGGCATGTACTCTACCCACGGCAAGGTGCTTTGAAAATAGACGAGCGAGATGCAGTTCCTTTGGAATATAAGGATGACCGTACCTTTTCGATGGAGGAAGTAGATGACATTCTTAGAGACGATCTTAATCGCTTTGAGCGAGGTGTTGAACGCTTCTGTCCTGTCAAGCTCACTCAAGGTCAATTCGATGCTCTTGTATCTTTTAGCTTTAATGTTGGTCTGGGAACACTACAGCGCAGCACCCTCCGTCAGAAGGTTATTCGGGGCGAAATGGAAGA